TTTACAAACAATACATCGTTATATTAAACGGTAACTGATTAAGAGCCGGAGCAAAATCCGGCTCTTAAATGTACACAAATTTCCCGTAAATTCTTGTGTATTATACTTTTGAAATTCGCTTGATATACTCCGGGGTGTATGGTAATATGTGTACTACCAAAAGGGGAACACCCCAAGAATACGGAGGATTCAGAATGAAGAAAATTGAAGCTTTTGAACAAGCAATTGAGAACAAGGTTAAGGACTTAAGAGCCGAGGGGGTTAACCCCACACTCTTTTGGGCTTACAGACAAAGCCTTGAGGCAGGAAACGAAAAGATAGACTTTAGTGAGTGTATTTGGGAACAAGAGATTGAGGACATTGCAAAATGCCTTAAGGAAAACGGTGTTTATGAATTTACAATTTCAAGCACCTTTTCAAGCCTTATTGAAACCCTTGCAGAGTTCCAAAAGCACGGTTTCCAAATGGCAGGGCTTACAGAAGTGTATGCAAGGTACACCGATTACAATACAGGCAAGAACAAGGTCGTTCCTGCAATCAAAATGCTTTGCATATAGGGAGGGGATTTGATATGTGGAAGGAAGGCTCAATCAAGGTACATAACACCATTTTTCATTATTGGATTAAGGTGTACGGAGAGGGTTCACAATACGGCATTGATGGCGGAAAAATATCAAAGCTTATGCTAAAGCGAGAGGGCGAGATAGTTTGTAACTACGACAGAGGTTGGGATATACAGCCTGTCGATGACGAAGCTCGGCTTGCTTATGAAATTCTTGTTCAGGCAGAAAACTTCTAAAACTTAAAATGAACGGAGCTTTAATGCTCTGTTCGTTACATATACAAGGAGGACATATTATGATTGAAAAAGTAAACCCTATGCATCCTGATAAGGTTGCGGACAGAATTGCAGGGGCGGTAGTTGACCTTGCGTATAAGGTGGAGGAGAATCCGAAGATAGCCGTTGAAGTTTTGATTGGACACGGTGTGTGTCATATTATCGCAGAAACTTCAGCAGAGCTTGACAGGGTTGAAGTGTGTAAGGCTGTACACAGAATACAAACTGCAGTAAAATTATGGTGGACTTTAAATGCGTTAGACAGGACTCGCATCTTTCAGAAAATCAAAGCAACGGAATCAGGTGCGGTGACAATGGTATTTTCAAAGGTGTACCGATGAGTGATGAACAGATAAAGCTTGGCAGTATTGCAAGAGAGATATACGCAAAGTACGGTACAGACGGGAAATACATACTTGACGGAGACCGACTCATAATTTGCCAAAGCCATGCAGGGGATGAATTAAAAGCTGAATATCCTGATGCAATTGTAAATCCCATAGGGGAATGGACGGGCGGTACGGATGTTGACACAGGTGCAACTAACCGTAAGCTCGGCAGTGATATGGCAGACGGAGTTACAGGCGGTGGACTTCATGGTAAAGACTTAAGCAAGGCTGATGTTTCGGTAAATATTTATGCATTTTTAAAAGCACAGAAAACGAGAGAAACCATTTTCCTCTGCTGTGCAATCGGTGATGACACCATTGACGGAAAACCGTATTCTGAGATTGTTGATACAGCAAGAGAATATATAAATGCACTTGGTGGATTTGAGAAGTTTGCGGAATGGGGATTGTTTTAAGAAAGTTTTTACAAAAACAGTAGATTTTTTTGGAGTTATGTGATATAATGTTTGGCGTATGGGGGTGGCTGAATGAGATATTACATATGTGATGCGTGTAAGTTTCAGTTTGTTAGATGCGGGGAGGTAACTCAATGCCCGGACTGTGGAAAGGAAGCGGTTCGGATAGCAACAGAAGAGGAAATTATAGATTTTGAACGCATAAAACAAGAATTGAAATGGAAATAACTTAAATAATCTGAAAGAGTAACCTATAAAAGGGTTGCTCTTTTTTCTTTAGACCCAAAAGGTCTTTTTTTTATACATAGAAGGGAGGTGTTATATATGGCACAAGGAAGAAAACCAAAGCCTACAGCGGTAAAAGAGCTTGAAGGAAATCCGGGTAAACGTGAGCTTAATAAAAACGAACCAAAACCGAAAAAGAAAGCACCTGCTTGTCCTAAATGGCTTGATGATGAAGCGAAAAAGGAATGGAAGCGGCTTTCAAAACAAATGGAGCAAATGGGAATTTTGACAGAAGTGGATATGACTGCTTTTGCAGGATACTGCCAGGCTTATGCAAGGTGGAAGGAAGCCGAGGAATTTATTTCAAAGCACGGTGCCATCGTAAAGACACCATCCGGATATTGGCAACAGGTGCCACAGGTTGCAATTGCGCATAAATACCTTACCATTATGAAAAACTTCTGTCAGGAATTCGGTCTTACACCATCATCAAGAAGCCGAATATCCGCTGAAAACGGCACAGAAACAGAAGAAGATATGATGGAGAATCTTTTAAGTTTAGGCGGTGATAAGCCGAATGTATGATGAAGCAAAAGCTAAACGTGCTGTGAACTTCTTTTCTTCCTTAAAGCATACTAAAGGTAAATGGAAAGGTGTACCCTTTGATTTATTACCTTGGCAGAATAAAATTATATCCGATATTTTCGGGACGGTAAAAGATGATGGGTACAGACAGTACAACACAGCCTATGTTGAAATCCCAAAAAAGAACGGGAAACAACTTGCGTTAGATACATATTTACCAACCCCATATGGTTTTAAAACTATGGGTGATATTCAAGTCGGAGATAAAGTATTCGATGAAAATGGCAACCCGTGTAATGTAATTGCAAAAAGCGAAGTTGATGATACAGAACAGGCGTACAGACTTACTTTCCGTGACGGAAGCTGCATAATTGCCGGAGAAAACCATCTGTGGGATTTGGAATATATTCACGGGAAAGCAAAACATAAGATATGGAAAACAAAAGAAATATATGAAAGAACCCAAAAATTCAGAGAGCAATTCAAGGATAACCCGAAAGAGGTTAGGCGGTCCATAATACGTATTCCTGTGGCAAAACCGCTAAAAACAGATTACAAAGAGTTACCTCTTGATGCATATACATATGGATACTGGCTTGGGAACGGAAATTCTGTAAAGCCTGAGTTGACAGTAAGAGATTCGGATGTGAAAGATATCATTTCTTTTATACCATATACACTGCATAATAGTTATCCTCAAAATTGTGGTGGCAGTCATATTCTTGTGTATAAAGAATTAAAAAAGATACTTGTAAAAAGCTTCCGTGATAAGGTAATACCAAATGAATATCTGCGTGCATCGGAGTCTCAAAGATGGGCACTGTTGCAAGGGCTTATGGATTCTGATGGGTGTATATCAACAGAAAAATCACAGAGTATATATGTCAGTACAATAAAGCAGCTTGCAGAAAGTGTGCAGGAGCTATTATGGAGCTTAGGGATAAAAAATGCAATGCACGAAAAACCATCAACAAGGTTCGGCATTCCGACAGGTGAGACTTTATATCAAATAAGGTTTACAACGTTTGATGACCAACCAACATCAAAGTTATATAGAAAAATTTCAAGGAAACGGGAGAGAGTAAAGAAAACTCGCTCCTGTTTTCATTATCTGGAAAATATCGAACCGATAAATGAAAAAGTAAAAATGCAGTGTATTCAGGTGGATAGTAAAAGCCATTGTTACCTTGCAGGGCGGTCAATGATTCCAACACATAATTCAGAACTTGCCGCAGGGGTTGCACTGTATCTTACCTGTGCGGATATGGAGTGGGGTGCTGAAGTGTATGGTTGTGCATCTGACCGTCAACAGGCAAGTATTGTATTTGATGTTGCGGTTGATATGGTGGAGCAATGCCCGGCTTTAAAGAAACGCATTAAACCCATAATGTCAGTTAAGAGACTTGTATATAAACCTACAAACAGTTTTTATCAGGTTCTCTCATCAGAAGCCTTTACAAAGCACGGACTTAATGTCCATGGTGTTATATTCGATGAGCTTCACGCCCAACCCAACCGTGACCTTTTTGATGTTATGACTATGGGTTCGGGTGATGCGAGAACTCAGCCGTTATTTTTTCTTATAACAACAGCCGGAACAGACAGGGAGTCAATATGCTTTGAACAGCATCAAAAGGCAGTAGATATTATAGAGGGCAGAAAAATTGACCCCACATTTTATCCTGTTATTTACGGACTTCCCGATTCGGAGGATTGGACTAAAGAAGAGAACTGGTACAAAGCCAATCCATCGCTTGGACATACAATTAACATTGAAAAAGTACGTAATGCCTGCCTTAGTGCAATGGAAAATCCTGCAGAGGAGAACTTGTTCCGTCAGCTTCGTCTTAATCAATGGGTGAAGCAAAGCACACGATGGATGCCCATGGAGAAGTGGGATGAGTGTGATGAAACTGTTGATGTCAGATTACTACGGGGCAGAGAGTGCTATGCTGGGCTTGACCTTTCCACCACTCTCGACCTTACAGCCTTTGTCCTTATATTTCCACCAAGGAACAGTACGGAGAAATATATAATTCTTCCATACTTCTGGATACCGGAAGATAACCTTAAAAAGAGGGTAAACCGTGACCATGTTCCGTATGATGTGTGGAAGGCACAAGATTATATCAGGACAACTCCCGGAAATGTGGTGGATTACAGATGGATAGAAGAAGATATAAAGAGGATTGCAAGTGAGTTTGTTATAAAGGAAATTGCATATGACAGATATAACGCAACACAAATAATATTAAATCTTATGGACGAAGGACTTACAATGATTCCTTTCGGACAAGGCTTTAAAGATATGTCACCCCCAACGAAGGAAGTGTTTACACTTGTTCTGAAAAACAAAATTATACATAATATGCATCCTGTTCTTCGTTGGAACTTTGATAATGTGTGTGTTGAAACGGATGCTGCGGAAAACATAAAACCATCGAAGAAACGCTCAACAGAGCGTATTGACGGTGCAGTCGCTTCCATTATGGCTCTTGACCGTGCTATACGAAATGGAAATGCCATCACTGAAAGCGTATACGATGAACGTGGATTATTGTTTATATAAAGGGGGAGGCAACAATGAAAAAACCAATAAAGCACATTGTTTCACTGTCCGGCGGTAAAGATTCAACGGCAATGCTCCTTCGGATGCTTGAGGAGAGTATGCCCGTTGATATTATTCTCTTTTGTGACACAGGGTTAGAGTTTGAAGCAATGTACCGTCATATAGATAAACTAGAGAAATACGTAAAAATACCAATTACAAGACTTAAGGCTCCTCAGTCTTTTGAATATATGTTTTACGAACATATGCCAAAGAGAAAAAATCCAAATCTTGAAGGCAGAAAAGGTTTCAGTTGGAGTGGACCCCGTAACCGTTGGTGTACTTCTGTTTTAAAGACACGGGTAATCAACCGATATCTTAAAGCTTTATCAAAGGAATATACCATATACCAATACATAGGAATTGCTGCCGACGAACCAAATCGTGTCCGGGAGTTTAATTATCCGCTCATTGATTGGGGAATGACTGAATCGGACTGCCTTGCATACTGTAAAGAACGTGGTTTTGATTGGGATGGACTTTATGATATATTTCACAGGGTTTCTTGTTGGTGTTGTCCGTTACAATCTTTAGAAGAACTGCGAAAGCTCCGCAGACATTTCCCAAAGCTTTGGGAGAAGCTTCGGTATATGGATAAACATACATGGCGTAATTTTTTGAAAGATTATTCTGTAGAACAGCTTGAAGTCCGATTTGCTTACGAGGACGAATTGCTTGCTCAAGGCTTGCCGATAAAAGGCAAAGCCTTTTTTTGTGCATTAAAAGAACGATTGAAGGAGCTAACTATATAAAAATCAAGTAGTTTTTCAAAAAAATTTAAAATTAGTTAGCGAAACACTGTACATTGAAAATATATAAATAATTGTGGATTTTGTGGCATGGCAAATAAACCTTCAAAAGAAGGCAGTTTGTAAAAGGATAATCAGTTATTGCTTACACCAAAAGTTCAGGATTAAATTGTTGTTCTGTACTTAAAAGGTGATAGATAACTCGTAAGAGCTTCCTGATGCAATGACCTTGAGCACATCTGTGACCTTTACCTTCAGATAATTTTTTGTTGTAATAAATATGAAATACTTCGTTGTTGTTGATAACGGGTAAAATAATCTGATATAAGGTTTTCCTTAAATATTTGGAGCCTTTCTTCGTAATTGCAGTATGCTGTGCCGTGAATTGACTGGACTCGTAGTGATAAGGAGCAACACCTGCAAATTTAATTATCTGAGATGATTTTTGGTAGTTGCAAACGTCTCCCAATTCTGCTAAAATGGATGTACCGGAAAAATGTGATATGCCCGGTATCGAAAGGATAGTAGAGCTGTTTTGAATGGAGAACTCTTCTATCCTTTTATCTATTTCAGAAAGTTGTTCCTCCAGTAATTCAATTTGGCATACAAGGTGACGTATTTGAATTTCTTCAGCAGCAGAAGGTATGCCGATAGAAGCTTTGGCAGTCATTTTTAGTTGCTCTGCAGAAAGAGAAATTCGACCACCTCGTCCTTTGTATTCAAAACATTTACGAACACTGCGAATGTCAGCATTTGCAACAGCTTCGGCGGAAGAAAAGGTTTTTAAAATACTCATATAGACAATTCCGTATTTTGAATTGAATAGTGAGTTAAATTCAGGAAATACAATATCAATACATTTCTGAAGACGGTTTTTGTAAATGTTTAACTCTTCTTTCAAATTATGATGATGACGGGTTAATTGCTTCTGTTCATAGAGGTCGAAACGGTTTACCTTTGTAACACGATAAGGTTTCTTACGCTGATTAGAAGAAATAACATCACAGATAGTGATAGAATCAAGAGGATCGTTTTTTGTGATACCGCCTTGTATCTTCCTTGTAAGGTCAGTTGTTGTAGGATTAATGAGAGCAACTGTATATCGATTGTCAAGAAGATATTTAAGCAGAGCAAAATGATAATGTCCCGTATCTTCTATGCCGATAAGAACTTCAGCTTTGTCATAATCCTTTAGCTGCTTGATGAGTAACAGAAATCCGTTCTGGTTATTATCAAAAACAGAAGGATTTAAAAGAATTTCACCTGTTCCTTTATCAATTATAGAAAAAGTGTGTTGGTTTTTACCAATGTCAATTCCGACTAAAATCATGGTAATACATTCCTTTCGTAAAAATGTGTAATGTGTTATCCACAGCACTTGCTCCGTAAAACCTGGTACGAGATACGAATTCAAAGACTCATCTAACTAATCATTACTAAGAAACAAGGTGTGGTGAGAACCTCCTTAAAGTAGTCAAAGCTACAGGTTGATTATACAAATCCACATCACTTATTTATATAATACCAATGTTTAAAACCGTAATCAACCACGGATTAAAAAGG